CGGTACACAAAGCGGCAGAGGAATACATGCGGGATGGTACGCCCATCCCAGCTAAGTACAGCTACTTGCAAAAACAACTCGATCCGCTGATGAAGATTCAGGGCACCCGGTATTGCGAGTATGAGATGGGGCTGACCAAGAGTCTGCAAGCCTGTAAGTTCAAAGCAGATGATGCGTGGTGGCGAGGGATTGCTGACCTGATTATTATTGACGAGGAGAAAGCCTTTCTGGTTGACTATAAAACCAGCAAGTCCAGCAAGTACGCAGACACCGCGCAGTTAGAGTTGCTGTCGTTGGCAATCTTCAAGCACTTTCCACAAGTCAAGAAGGTCAAAGCGGGATTACTTTTTGTGGTGGTTGAAGACTTTGTGAAGGTAGAATATACGAACGATGAAGGCAAAGGTATGGCGTGGCTCAAGTGGTTAGAAGTCACCCACACATTGGAAACCTGCATGGCAAACGGGGTATGGAATGCAAAGCCAAACTTCACATGCAAAAACTTTTGCCCAGTGGTGGACTGTATCCATAATGGAAGGCAGCATTGAGATGGCTTATACTAAATCCCCGCGCCCGTACAAGCACGAGTACGAGATGCAAAAGAAACGTAACGAGCACCCTGATAGGATGGAGCGCCAACGCGCCCGCCGTGCGGTAGATAAAACAGGTGCAGATAAGAACGGTAACGGCAAGGCTGATAAGCGTGAAGGCAAAGACATTGCACACGTAAAGGCGTTGTCCAAAGGCGGTACAAATAAAGACGGCACTCGCATCCAGAGTGTGGCAAAGAATAGATCTTTCAAACGCAGTTCATCCGGTGCCTTGGTATCGGAAACAAGTAAGCGCGAGAGAAAAAAGTAAAAGTTACGGGCAAAAGCGGATGGTGCTGGCAGGGGACTTTGGTCAGTTCACCCCACACTGAAGCGAGTAGCCCACCAAAACGCATGACCATTGCTGGACGTGAAAACGTAAAGCGGACTAACCCAGAAGCGGAAAGCCCTGAGTTCTAGACACCTCAGTGGTAGCAAGACGGAGAAATAGCAGTGGTCAGCCGTGTTGGTGTCAGTGAATAGCTGGCAGTGGCATATTGCACACGGGTAATAGGGAATAGCTGTCACCAACAACCCTTTGGTTGGAATGAAAACTTCATTCCAGCCTGTTATCCCTTGGAGAATCACTTGCAAATAATAGAAGACAAAGCGCTCTTGCTAAAAGTACGGGAGCCGCAACGCATCACCGAGATAATCCCGAAGAGCAAAATGCTGGAGACCGGCGAGGTGCTGGTGAAGTGGGGGCTGGAAGAAGCACAGGTGCTGAAGAACCTGCGTATCAAGAACGTGCCGTCCCCCATCATGTCGCACTACAAGTGGCCGGGTCTATACCGTCCGTTCGATCACCAGAAAGAAACCGCATCATTCCTGACGTTGCACCGCCGTGCGTTCTGCTTCAACGAGCAAGGCACCGGGAAGACAGGCAGCGTCATCTGGGCGGCGGACTATCTCATGTCGCTGGGTATTATCAAACGTGTGCTGATCCTGTGCCCCCTCTCCATCATGCAGTCCGCATGGCAGGACGATCTGTTTCGATTTGCGATGCACCGCACAACGGCGCTTGCCCACAGCCACTCTCGGGATAAGCGGGTCAAAGCCGTACAGTCAGATGCTGAGTTTGTTATCTGTAACTTTGATGGGCTGGACATCATCAAGGATGCCGTTATCGATGAAGAGTTTGATCTCATCGTGGTGGACGAAGCCAACGCCTATAAAACCGTTTCCACAAAACGCTGGAAAGTTCTCAACTCGGTGGTTAAACCAAGCACATGGGTATGGATGTTGACAGGTACGCCCGCATCACAATCCCCCACAGACGCTTATGGTCTGGCAAAGGTTATCAATCCTACCGGGGTGCCGAAGTTCTTTGGGTCGTTCCGGGATATGGTGATGCAGAAGGTCACCCAGTTTAAATATGTCCCACGCCCTCAGTCAGAATCTATCGTGCACAACGTCCTGCAACCTGCGATCCGGTTCACCAAAGAAGAGTGCCTTGACCTGCCTGAGATTACCTACACCACACGAGACATCCCACTTACGCCGCAGCAGTTGAAGTATTACGAGCACCTACGTAAGCACATGGTAGCGGTTGCAGCGGGAGAAGAGATCACGACGGTCAACGCAGCAGCAAGCCTCAACAAGTTGCTACAACTGTCTTGTGGTGCGGTGTACTCAGATACTGGAGAGACTGTTGCCTTCGATGCATCTAACCGCATGGCAGCACTGAAAGAAGTTATTGACGAGGCAAGTCACAAGGTCATTGTGTTCGTGCCCTACAAACATAGCATCCAGATAATTAGCGAAGAGTTAAAGAAGTCTGGCTACACAGCAGACATCATCAGTGGTGAGGTGTCGGTAAATAAACGTACAGAAATCTTTAGCAAGTTTCAGACTGAGCCTGACCCCAAGGTATTAATTATTCAGCCGCAAGCAGCCTCACATGGTGTAACCTTAACTGCTGCGAACGTTGTGGTCTATTGGTCTCCTGTGATGTCCGTGGAGACTTACCTCCAGTGTAACGCCCGTCCGCACCGCGCAGGCCAACGCAATCCCGTCACTGTAATCCATCTACAAGGCTCACCTGTAGAGAAACGTATGTACGCCATGTTGGAGGCGAAGATTGATATTCATTCTAGAATGATCGATCTTTATAAAAATTTGCTGGAACCTGAAGAAAGTCCTTGACAGTGTCAAATGATAGTTCTATTCTGTAGCTGTAGTAACCCTTGGAGAAAAACATGAGTGAAGTAATTGATGAACCAAAGACCATACCGACTGATAGATTGGTAAAGGCGTACGTCAAGATACGCGATGCCCGCAAAGAACTAGCAGACGAGTATGAAAAGCAAGACGGCGAACTCAAAGAATCGCTGGAAACAATTGAAGCGCAATTGCTGGAAGCCTGTAAGACAATCGGTGCCGACAGCATACGCACACCTTACGGCACAATAAGCCGCACTGTGAAGAAGCGTTACTGGACGAATGATTGGCATTCGTTCTATGCATTCTTGAAGGAGCATGAAGCATTGGAACTGTTGGAGAAGCGTGTAGCACAAACCAACATGTCCACGTTCCTTGAAGAAAACCCTGACCTGCATCCGCCGGGTCTCAATGTTGACAGCCGTTACTCGGTTGTTGTTCGTCGTAAATAAGGAGAGTACAAATGAGCGAACTTACCCTGCTCAACAAAGGTCTGCCCGCGCACCTTAAAGCCGTGGAACTCGATGACACAACCAAAGCCCTGATGGGTGGCGGCGGTGGTGATAACAAACGTATCTCCATCGAAGGTGGCGTCTGGCGCATGATGGTCAACGGTAAAGAAGTTGCCCAGAATGAAGAACGTGCAATGAATGTAGTCATCGTTGCCGCAGCCCCCAAGGTATCGCGTATCTATTACGCAGGCACCTACAAGAAAGGCGTTGTAACCCCACCCGATTGCTGGTCGGCAGATGGTGATCTTCCAGATGCTAAAGCAAAGAACCCACAGTCTAAGAAGTGCGCAGACTGCCCACAGAACATCAAGGGTTCGGGTCAGAACGAGAGTCGTGCTTGCCGCTTCCAACAGCGTCTGGCTGTAGTCTTGGAGAACGATGTTGACGGTGACGTGTATCAGTTGACGCTGCCTGCCACTTCAATCTTTGGTGCTGGCGAAAACAATAAGTGGCCTTTGCAGACCTACGCAAAGATGATTGCAAGCAAGGGCATTCCTATTACATCCGTAGTCACCGAGATGCGTTTTGATACGAATAGTTCCACACCAAAGCTGACCTTCAAGCCAGCACGGTTCTTGGAAACTGAGGAGTTCAATACTGCACTCGATCAGGGTAAGTCCCCTGACGCTACCAAAGCGATCACCATGACAGTTGCGCAGGTTGATGGTGTGAAGGATGACGGCGAAGAGTTTGAAACTGCTGCTCCCGCAGCAAAGAAAGCAGCACCCGTTGCTGAACCGGAAGAAGCTGCCCCAGAACCGGTGAAGCGTTCCAGCAAAAAGGAAGAAGCACCCGCCCCCAAAAAGGACGTGAGCAAAATCCTTGAAGAGTGGGACGATGAGTAACGGATACTCATCCAAATTCGCGAGGATAGTCAATTCAGCGGACACCGGTAAGTTAGGTGTCCAGCTTGGCAACCTGTGTATTGATCGTGACATTCCGGCTGTAGATGTAGCAGAGCATTTCGGGGTAACTCGAGCCACTATCTACAATTGGTTTAAGGGAGAGACCAACGTCCCTCCTTCACATCAAGAAGCAGTTGCCAAGGTAGTGAAACAACTACTGAGTAAGACTTAGCGTAAAGGTTAAGGAGGCTAGGGAGCGCACCCGAAAAGGGTAGTTCGCCGTCACTATCCCTGCCTACCTTATTTTTAAAAGACGGCTGATGGGGCGGCTATGCTGACGAGGACAGACTTTCTGTCTTTGGTTCTTCCACCGACAGGTACTTACTGCGTGGTTGGGCTGAAGAAAGATACAAAACCAAAACAAATATTTGTCACCTCGGTTGAGGAGATTAATAACTATGCAGACGCGTTACTACACAAAGGCTACGATGCTTACTTTGCATTGGCTTCTTTTGGTGATGACTCGGGGCGCACGAACGCTAATGCGTCACACCTAAACTCATTCTTCCTTGACCTCGATTGTGGGTTGGGGAAACCATACGCAGATCAATCCGAAGGGGTTGCTGCACTTAAAGTATTCGTAAAGAAGGTAGGGCTACCCAAGCCAACCGCTATCGTTAATTCTGGACGAGGCGTTCACGCGTACTGGGTAGTTGAGCAGCCGGTGCCAAAGGATGAATGGCGTGGGTTGGCAGAAGGCTTCAAGGCGCTATGCAGCGCACACGGTCTCCATGCTGATCCGGCAGTCACCGCTGACACTGCGCGTATCCTGCGTATACCAGACACACTGAACTTCAAGAACCCGGACGATCCGCAGACAGTCAAGCTAATGATGGCAGGTGCCCGTGTGGGTATTGAGGCACTGCGTGAGAAGTTTGTAATTAATGAACTGCACATCCCCGGTGAGCGTCCGTTCCAGCGCACCATTGATCCGACTACGCTGGCTCTGCTGGGCAACTATCAGTCGCGGTTTAAAACCATAATGATCAAGTCTGTGCAGGACGAGGGCTGTGCGCAGATCAAACACATTTACCAGAACCAAGATTCCGTAGAAGAGCCGCTGTGGCGGGCAGGCTTATCTATTGCACAGCACTGCGTAGACGGAGAGAAAGGCATCCATGTCCTATCCAACAAGCACCCGGAATACAACGCTAACACGACAATTAAGAAGGCTGCGCAGACTAAGGGTCCGTACACTTGCGAAACGTTTAAGAAGCTCTCTCCGGCCCTTTGCGCCGATTGCACACAGCGCGTCACCTCACCAATTCAGATTGGGCGCGAGATCATTGAGCCTACTGAAGATGAGAAGGTCATTGAGTCGATTGAGCCGGTTACGAAAGAGATCCGCACATACACGATACCCAAGTTTCCGTTTCCGTTCTTTAGAGGAAATGTTGGCGGTATCTATCGCAAAGGCGATCCAGACATCAAAGATGATAAAGATGAACTCATCTTCCCATACGACTTCTATGTAGTGAAACGTCTGTACGATCCAGAAGACGGCGAGTGCATCATGCTGCGCTTGCATCTACCCAAAGACGGTGTGCGGGATTTCATCATGCCGCTGCGAGATGTGCTGTCCAAAGATAAATTTATCGGCACGATTGCCGAACAGGGCATAACGGCTCTTGGTAAGAAGCAGGAGAAATTAATGATGTACACGACACGCTGGGTAGAAGAACTACAGGCTATGGGTAAGGCCGAGATTGCCCGCAAGCAATTTGGCTGGCTGTCAGACGACAGCGGTTTCATCATTGGAGACCGGGAAATCCGTCCTGAGACAATTGAGTACAGCCCACCATCCGCAGCGACACTGCCGTTGGTGCCAGCGTTTGGGGTCAAGGGTGACTTCCATGAATGGAAAGATGTGATCAACCACTATCGGCATCCGGGCATGGAGCTTCGGGCGTTCGCCCTGTTCATGGGTTTTGGTGGGCCACTGATGAAGTTCGTTGCAGGCGGTGCACTGAATGGGTTCCTGCTTAATCTGGTCAGCCGTGAGGGTGGCACCGGTAAGTCTACGTTGCTCTCCGCTATTAACAGCATCTACGGTAACCCCGATGCGCTGATGATGTCCTACAAGGATACGCACAACTTTAGGCTGCAACGCTTCGGCATCCTGCAAAACATCACGGCAACCATCGATGAGTTGACCAACATGAAGCCGGAGTTGATGTCCGATCTGGTGTACGACATTACGTCAGGTAAAGGCAAGGGCAGGATGTCTGCCAAGGCAAACGTAGAGCGCGTCAACACCACGACATGGAAACTCCCAGCAGTCTCTACCAGCAACAAGTTTATCCGTGACGCGCTTCTGTCCATCAAGTCGTTCCCCGAGCCGGAACTGCTGCGCATACTGGAGGGCAACCTTGGCACCGATACCTCGATGGACGCAATCCAAGCCAAGCGGCACTTCGGTAGATTGAACAGCAACTACGGCCACGCCGCTACTGTATTTATGCAGCACGTGATGACCAACCTGCCAGCGACAGTAGACTTTATTAACCGGGTCAACGAGAAGGTAGACCGTGCTGCGGGTATCACAAGTAACGAGCGGTTCTGGTCGGCTGGGCTGGCTATGGACTTGGCAGGTGGCATCATTGCAGGACGGCTGGGACTGCACGACATCCCAATCAAGCCTGTGTTCGACATGGCGGTGCAGTTAGTGAAAGACACCCGGAAGTCCAACAAGGAGTCTATGTTTGATAGCGAGGACTTCCTCGGTGCCTTCTTGCAGCGCCACTTCCATGAGATTCTGGTGATCAACGGCACCAACGACAAGCGCACAGGGATTGAGAACTCACCCATCCGGGAGCCACGTGGACCACTGACCGTACGCTATGAGCCAGATACCAAACTGCTGTTCGTGTCAGTGCGCCCCTACCGTGAGGAATGCAGCAAGTACTCCATGAGTTTTGACGGGTCGCTGGAGCCATACATCAAGGCAGGTGCTTACCAAGGCCAGAAGAAAAAACGCATGTTCGCAGGCACCGTTGCCAGCACCGCGCAAAATGTTTACGCGCTGGTGTTTGATGCATCCAAGCTGGGCTTTTTTGACGAAGAGATACTACTGAATGCTCCGCCTCCTGAACCTCTCGGTCTGGATTGATTGGGGGAACTTTAAACCTGAGACATCGTTCTTCATCCCATGTCTGAACCGGGCAGAGGCGGAGGACTTTGTACGCAAGGAAGCCGAACGGCTACGGATGAAGATTGTCTGTAAACACGTTGTAGAGAAAGGACGCTACGGGTTGCGTGTCTGGCGTATTGCGTGATAAGCTACGCACACTCATATCTTTCTCCAAGGGAAGTTGAGAGTTCGCCCCCCGCTGGCATCCGTGCTGCGGGGGGTTTTTTATTGCCCGTACTCTTCCATCAACTGCGCCCGCATCTTGCGATCCAGCGTCACTCCATCTATTGACTCACGCTCATTACGACGGCGAGTCTGGTAAGACGAAGCTATGGTGTCTGGAGTGATGCGCTTGCCGGGGTTCTTTTCGTTAAAGGTACCGATCTGATCCCGGACTTCATCCACTCCATCCACATCGCCCGACATACGTGCAGCATCTAGTTTGTCCAGCAGGGCACCGCGACGCTCAAGGATGGTTTTCTCAGCAGTCTTCATGGCACCAGCACGTGCTTGTGCTTCCGCAAGATCAGATGGGTTGAAACCAAACACTTGCATAAACGTGTTGTACGCACCGATGTTGTCAACGATAGGTGTGCCGTCTTTAGTCAGAGCACCTTCAGTACCGAGACGGAACGCCTTCATACCGTTACGTACAAACGATGGGACAAGTGCTTCCATACCACGCTCGATTTGCCCTTCGTTGATTAACTTCAATCCACGTTCTGCACTGCGGAAGGCACCATACGCAGGACCAGCAGCTTGCTCCAATGCATACAGGGTGGGGCCAACCTCGGACAGACGCTTCGGATCTTCACGCCACAACAAACCATTGAAGCCGGTACGTGAGGCAATGTCCACACCAAGCAACTGATTGATCGGACCCTTGTAGCCAATGTCACCGAAGGCTGCGCGAATCTCAGCGTCCATATCGAACGGCTCATCATCGTCACCCATCATCATCTCAGCCAGCAGTGACACTGCACCGTACATCGGCATACCCTGCAAACCGGCGAATGCGTAGGCCATACCGGAAATACCCAGCAACTGCCTACGTGCAATCCGTTTTGTTTCAGGGTCTGCGCCACGGAAGGCTTCGTTGAACAATCTACTCAGCAGGTAAATCTGAGACTGTGCAAACCGTTTGAAGGTGAAGGCAACCTTACCAATACCTTGCTGGAAGAACCGTGGGCCAATCTCTGCCAGTGAGGCACCGTGCGCATCGTTTACAACCTTGAGCGCCTCGTTGATAGCTTCGTTTACATCCTTACCATTCTGACGTGCCAGATCAAAGGCAGCGATCAGTGTGATTTCACGGTTGGCACGTTCGGAGTTTTGGAATATCCAACCAAGCCCGTGTTCAATCTTCGCCCGCTTGCCGGTGTAGTCTTCAACGGAAGTATTACGGGCTTCAGTAATCTCATACCCGGTTGATCTACGGATAGCAGCACGGGCTACGGCAACATCGTACAACTGCTTGTACTCACCCTTGGCGTTGGTACCGAAGGTATGGTCAGGCAGGAACTCGCTGTTGTTATCCTTGCCGCCTTTGTAGTACATGCCTGTAGCGCGTTGCATCGCTGCCGCTGCCTTATCAAACCCGTACTTACCACCCAGCATTGGGTACACCACGATAGGCAACTGAGTTAAGTTGACCACTGCCGACGAGACGTTACCGGCGATATACATCATGTAGCTGAAGTAGCTGGCCTTAGACACCAGACTACCGTTGACCGGATTGCGCAAGAACTCCAACTGCTGTTCAATATTACCCACCACATCACGGATTGCAGTAGTGGGTGTTTCAGTGGCCTCTTGCCGAATACCTGCAACGGAAGATTCTACGGGATCGGCGTACTCCAAATTACTAAGCTGTTGTGCCATCTTGCTGGCAACGTTTGCATAGGCTTGGAACACGTCTTCGTTAAAGCCAGCCACACCCTCACGTTTGCGGAACTGCTGACGCAGCGACTCGGCTGGGAACAACGACAGATATGCCTGATATACGTTATCAATGACCGCAGGGTCTACCTTGTTCTGCACCAACTCTGCAATTACGGAACCCATAAAGCCGGTAGGTGGGGCAGTGCGGAAAGAAATCTGGGACAGACGGGCATGGGCTTTTAGTTCCGTACCTCCAGCCTTCAGTGCTTTATCCGCAGCAAGCGCACGTTCCCGTGGGCTATCAAATGCCATAGACACCCGCTCACCTGTAGCATCTTTAAACGTCAGCCAGTAATCGCCTTGACGAGTCAGGGGCAAGTAAACCTTCAAGCGGCCAGACTCAAACATGGTGCGCATCTTAGACGCTGCACTGCCAGACAAGTTCTTGGTCAGGAGGTCCATAAACTCTTTGGCGCTATCGTCGTACTCTTTACGCATCCCGGCGTACACATCCTGCAACCCCTGCGGTAACTGCTTGAACTGCTTGGTCAGCGGATTGTTTGCCTGTGCTGGGTCGAGCACATCGATCTGATCCAACGTGGTCTTGTTGGCAATATCAAAGAACGTTGGCAGCGAAGCCTTGTGCTGGTTGGCAATCTTGTACCACTTCTGGATGTTCTCGCTGACGTGCTGTCTACGGTTCATCAGGCTAGTGGCCCGGTTTTCAAGCGCAACGATCAACTTGTTTATAGATGGCAGTTCACCACCATAAACTTCCGCAATCTGCGGCATCGTCATGAAGCCCAGCGCCGCACTCAGTATCGAGTCAGGTATCTTGGAGAATGCGTTGAGTGCACCTTCCTTGATGTCGTTAGCAAACGGCGGCAGGTTATTAATATCCCCGGTAATACCACTAAATTGGTTCTGCGCTTGCTTGCGATACGAGATACGCTTGTCCGTTGGACTCCATGTGCCCTGATTGAACACAGACTTGATCTGACTGCTGTCGTAGACAGCGAGGTTCTTGCGACTACCCTCAAAAACGTAGAACCCGTCAAAGCCAGCCTCTTTGATCGCGGACTGCACCTGCGGCGATTCGATCAAACTCCACGCACCGGATTTGATTACTGGAATTTCTTCGCTATAGAGATCTTTACCTGTACTAGTGTTTAGTAATTTTGCTACGTGATCTGGGTTTTCATAATCAAACGGGTTCTGTGTGCTAACGTAGACTGGAATAATATTTTCATTAGTTTGAATATGTGGTTCCATGAACTTTCTAAGGTATGGGTCAATCCCATACCGGTTCATGTTGCCGTTAGTCATTGCTGTCTGATAAGCAAACTTCGCGTCTTCTACAGAAATTACACCATTTTTCCGGGCAAGACGTAATGCGTCCTTGATGACCTTATCTTTTATGTTGTCCGGCAATTTTTGAAATTCTTCGCGGACTATGTAATCCATCGACATATCCGAAAAACGTGCAGCAAACTTTGGACTGTCAGTCAAGAAAATAGCTCCCGCTTGCTTGGGGCGGAACTCTTCTATGTCACGGGCGGTGCCGTGGTACATAACTTTAGGTGAGCCGTCTGGGTTGCGCACCACAGACTTACCGAACCATTTTGTAAACGCATCTGTGCCGACACGATATGAAATGTCTTTACCACGGAATGCACTGATGCCTTCTCGCGTTGGGCCTGCGGCTACTACAAATCGTTGTGCGTTTGCCAGCAGTTCACGGATTTCAGTATCCGTAACCTTACTCATGGGTACGCCAAGACGGCGCAGGAACTGACGGATAGCATTAAAGACACGCTGTATAGCGTTGTTATACACACCCATCTCGGCCATCTCGGCCAGCACTTCCTCAACTGCTTCGTGCTTGGGCAGACCCGCAGCCATCTTTATCTTTGCAGCATCGCGCACCTTAACGTTGCCGTTATAGATGTCGTCCATCACCTTGCCGTAGGTGTTACCCAATATGGACTGCAAACCAAAGTGGCCTAATGCTTCGTGGGCAAGTGTCAGTTTTGCTTCAACGTCGTTGGGGATATTGTCCGCAATCAGATAAACCGTTTTGGTATTTGGATCGTACAAGCCCGGTGCGCTGAACGCATTGTCCCGCACCATCTGCTGATACAGCTTCGGTGGGAGTTCCTGAATGTCCTGAATAACTTTAATAGCAGGCGCATTCTTCCAACGGGCAACGATGTTGTCTACGATCTTTTGCACCGCAGACTTAGGCATCCCCTCTTCGATTGGATCTTCTGGTGTACGGTACAACGCACGTTTGGTAGCCTCGTCGGTACCTTTGCTTTCGGCTGGTGTTTCTGTATCTTGTGCAGGTTGCTCTGTTACTGCGGGCAGTTCAGTAGGTTGCTCTGTTACTGCGGGCAGGTCAGTAGGTTGCGCCGCAAGTGATGGTTGTACTTCTGGTGCAACCGTAGACGACGCAGGGAGTGGCACCTCGGGGGCCGTAGGAGTAGCGGCAGTAGGTTGTTCAGCCAAAGCAAGTGGTTCACCAACAGGGGCAGGGGTTTCTAGTGCAGTTGACTGTACCGGCGCTCCTGCATCAGGTTCTCCAGTAGTTGCTGGAGCAACATCCAATCCAGCGGGTCTAGGTGCTGGAGTTCCTCCGGGGGGTAAGGGTCCGGGCTGTCCAGCCACAGCAGGGCTTGGCTCAGTTGCTGCCACGACAGGTTCTGTAGGCTTGATGACATCGGTTGCCTCCGGGTATGCGGAAGGAAGAGTATCCAGAAATTTGCTGACTTCGGCAATAGCTTCAGCACTGCGGGTCGGTGCGTTGGCGTAGTCTGTTAATTCCGCACGTACCTGCTCTACCTGCACGGGGTCTTTCAGGTCTTTGTCTTTAGTAACCTGCTCGATCTTCTTTTCAGCGGGGGTTACTGTAGGCTCTTTGACAGGCTCAAGCACCCCACCACGTGGACCAAATAGCTCGCCCTGCTGCCCATAAATAGCAAACGCTTGTGTTGCAAGTGAATCTAATGCTGTCTTAGTATCTGCGGAGAGACGTGAATTACCTTTTGCCCGTTCCACAATTTGCATTACTGCATCGAGGTCTTGCAGGTCTTCTAAGTTCTTACCCAAAAGCTGTTTATACAAACCAGATTGTTTTGGCAGGCCGGTGGCATCCAGTACATTTGGGTCAAGTACCGTAGGTGTTTGTTTTCCAGCGGCTTCTGTAGCGGCGGTAGCTTGAGTAGTTAGTGCATCGTACGCGTCTTGTAGTTCTTTATCTGTATATAGTACGGTGTTGCCAAGGGCTACTGGCCGTGCTTCCGCACCTCTCCGACGAGCTTCAATTTGCCCAGCAAGATATTCCCGCTGGTTTAGCAAGTCTTGAATCTCTTCCGGCGTTTTTACTGTAGTACCTAACGCGCTGGCTGCACCCATCTCCATACCGGGGAGAGTACCCTGCGTACGCTCAGAGATTGGCCGAGTCGGTTTATCTTCTTGGAATAGTCCAAGCTGACCATCTTCGGAAGGGGCTACACGCCCCGGTAGTTCAGGCAGTGCCTGTATCTGTTCTTGAATCTGGGCAAGTGCAGCGTTTGCGTCTTCTGCTTTTTTACGCAGGACATCGATCCGTGCAGGGTCAACAGCCATCTGACCATTTGCCATCGCACCCATCTCAGCGTTAATCTGCTGAAGTACTCCACGAATCTGGCGGTCTTGATCTACAAGCGCACTACGCTGGTCGATCTGTGCTTGTTGGTCAATAGGTTGGCGCAGTGGGGAAAACTCAGGCCCCATTTCTGCTGCGGTAAACATCTCTCCCTGTGTGCCAGCAGGTGGACCTTCTGCGCCGGGTGGGGCTTGTTCCCCAGCACGTTCACGTAATCTCTCGCCAGCCGCACTGACTGTACCAAAACCACCACCAGCTACCGCACCACGGACGCTGGACTCAACCATGCGATTGAATTCTTTACTGCCCCAGACACCCGCGTTCTCATCGACAAACTTTTCTGCTGCGATATTGATCGCTTCCTGCGCACCTTCTGTCAGACCTTCTTTTGCCGCAGTGGTAGGGACGGTTGCCAGCACCTTACGCAGCAGGCTTGGGTTCATGCCCGAGCGTTCAAGAATCTTTTCTGCAATAGTCAGCTTGAGCGGCTGTGTCATACCCTTCAGAACTTGTGCAGGCAACACTGCATCCAGCGCGGCGCTAACCGAACCAAACAACGCAGCGACACCCGGCTCAAGCTTGCCGGTTTCTTGGTACACACTCTGGAATACTTCAGGCGCATTTTGGGCGTACGAACCCAAATAGATACCAGTTGCTTGGCCTACAGCCTGACGCGCAGCAAGCTGCTCTGCGCCCAACGTAGCGGCACGAACACCGGCTTTTGCTGCAACCCCACCAACACCGCCTGAAGCAATAATGCCAAGAATATCAGGCGTGGTTTCACCGATGGTTTCCGCAGCGTACTTTAATGCGCTAGGAATATCTTTTACTTGTGTGTAAGACTCAAACTGTGCGGGGTTAGTTTCTTGGATACGTCGCTGCGTCTCAGCAGCTTCTCCCATCTGTCGTTCGGCGTACTCGTCAAACCCAAGTGCAGACCCCACCATAGCCGGGATGACATCACCAAACGTAGACCCCATGCGGGTAAGGCCACGCTTCGCGCCCCGCATAAAAGTTTCCCCAATACCAAACTCAGGACCGGGGATTTCAAATTCGTACTTTTTTGACAGTTCTTGGATGCGGGCATTAACCTGCTCTTGAGACATATTGTCCGCAAACTTTACCGGCCCGAGTTTAGGCAGATTAATGATCATTTGTATGACCTATTACAAAGTGGATTCGTCACGTGCAGCGTGTATCAAAGCGTCGTTCTGGTCAAGATACTGTCCAATATATGCGCGTTGCGCTTGTTGCAGTTGCATTTGCGCATCGGGTACGTTCATATAAGTGTCCCCGTATTTTTGTTTCAGCATTTGATTTAGACGGCGGTTATCGTCACTACTTTCCCACATCTTACCCGCTTCTAACCGCAACTTACCAACCCGTGCTTGAGTCGCAGCGTCCATAGATTTCATTCGCTGCTCAGTAAGAGCCAACGACTTACTGTAATACGCGGCTTGGTTGGCAACTTGCTGTTGTTGGATTTTAATTTTTTGGCGTTCTAGATCGGCTTGTAGATCTTGTCCATACAGACTTATTTCACCTTGACTTCTAATCTTGGCACCTTCCATACCAAGTTGCGCACGTACTGTAGTAAACGTATTACGGTCTTTAACTGCCTCACGTTGCGCAGCTTCCACACGGTTAAGTTCGTTCTCACGTTTTGTGAGGTCTTTCTCGGCACCGGTCTGCTTGAACTGCTGGTCTGCCATACGGAAAGAATTAACCCGATCATCCAGTTTTTCTTCTGCGAGACGAAGTTCTTTACCGGCTTCACGAAGTTGAGCAAGTCCTTTGGTGCCTGCTTCACTTAATGTTTGAAACTCTTGCCCACGCCGCGCACCCAACAGCCCGAGACCCACTTGCATCAACGCCTCACCTTTGGCTTCTTCTTTACGCCCCTTTAATTCTTTACGTTTGCCTTCTTCCTTCTCGATCATTTTGTTGTACATATCGGGGTCGATACCCATTGAACGCATGTAGTCCATACGTTCTTTACCAATAGCAGGCAGTTCTTGCGCGGCACGAGTGCTAAACGCTTCTGGCTTTAGTTGAGTAAGGTCAGGAAGATAGCTTGCAGGATCAGGACGCTTCAATGCTGATGTGGATGGTCCAGTCGGTCCAGTAGATACACGAGGGCCATTGTTGCGCCCAGCGCGAGAAGTAGTATCACGACGTGGTGGTGCAGGTGTAGGCGCGGGTGCTGCATCAGTTTGTGTTGCGGTAGTTGGCACATTTTGTGCGGGTATTGGTTTTGGGCGGTACGGTTTGTAATTGGGATCAAACAACATACCAAGCCGTTCATCCAGTCCGGGTTCATCTACCGCAACCCCACCAAAAAGGGGCATCCCCGTTGTGGGGTCGTACACTACGCTACCATTGTCACCAGCGTACCCCGGTACTTCGCCGCCTTCGTCAAACGCAACGATGCCACCACCCGCGTAATCTTGTACTTCTACGGGGATATTAGTTAACCCACCTGATGCGGCCATAACAGGTGGTTGTTCAACTGGAGCGCCCATTTGAGGGGGCGGCATTTGTGGTTGCGGTTGTGGCTGCGCTTGTGCCATCTGAGGTTGCGGTTGTGGCTGCATACCCATCTGCGGTGGTGGGGTTAAACCCAGCACGTCTTGCGCAACGGTAGTGGTCGGCGGCTGCGTATCTTCTTTGGCAATGCGGTCACGCATCATGCCAGCCATCACAGCTTTCTGTGGGTCGATCAGACCCGTCTGAGCCATATTGGCTAATTGCTTCTTGCTGTATTTAAGGGCAAGCGCCTTTATCTCTTGGATTCCGGGGATCATGATTCATCCTTGCTCATGTTATACAGAGCCAAACCTGTCAAGCCACCATCAGCAAAATAACCCGCTTTCTGGGCACCCATATACGTCGCCCCTAGACCTGCGACTTGCGCAAGAGGTGAACCCGGAGCTTGATACATAGTCTGTGCTTGTTGGGCTAGTGGTAAGCCACGCAGCATGTCAGACATAAACGCCAACTGGGTATATGGGTGCTGGCGTTGCGCTTGGAAGTCTCCGTATTGCTGGGCTAGGCGTTGCTGCTCTAATGCTTGCTGCTGCGCACCCATGCTGGCTTGGCCTTGGATAATATCTTTCTGCTGACCAAACTGCGTCTGACCCAACTGCCCCAGCGTAGACGCCATCTGACCTGCGGCTTGCATACCCTGCAATCCTAAAGTAGACCCAAACTGTTGCGCTCGTTGTGCGGAATCAAAAGCGGACTGCATACCTCTGTTGTAAATATCGGACTGAAGCTGCCCCAAATTACGCTGGCGTTCTGCTTCTACAAGACCAGAACGTGAACCACCAAAGGCACCTTGCTGAACAGCTTGTGCTTGATTCTGTTGGCCTTGAATAGCAGAAGCGCGTTCCGCCTCACGTATCTGGGGTGCTAATGCGCTCTCTATATATGGAGACATGTACGACTGCATCGCATAGGGGTTAGTTGCCATTTGTTGGTACTGTTGCCCAGCACCCATAGCACCCAGCCCGGCGAGTCCTGCCATCTGTGTAGCAGTTCCAAGTTGTTGTGCTGGCCCCAGATTAGCCATACCTTGCTGGGCTTGCTGCTGCATCGGAGTAAACCCTGCAATCCGTTCGCCTTGGTACGCTTGGTATGGAGCATTAGTAAGCGCCTCCGTCTTACCTATCATCTTCTCCACAGACGGCTTGGCGTAATCGGGAATTGACGTTTGAGTAACCGTTTGACTAGTTGGCGCTGGGGTACCGCCGCCGCCAAAATGGTATTCCCGTCTACCATCGCTGGAGTAACCGTTAAATTTAGTCTTTATTAGCATGACTACACCCTATATCAATTTGGTAAACACTTTGTCGGTGTGTTTGTATCCAAGATATTCAAATAATTTTGAGTTATCTAAGTATACTTTTGTTCCGTAAATAATTCGGTTTACGCCAATACGTTTTAACACTTCTTCAGCGTACTTAAACAGCCTAATGCCAACTCGGCCCTTACGAAATTCTTTTTTAACGTAGTAAATATCTTCGACAGCCGTCAAACAGGTTTTGTAGTGTATGTGTGGTTGAACAAAAAATATGATGTACCCAATTAATTCACCATCCGCCCTACAAGTAACGCAACGTAACATTCCAGCATCGTCGTATCTTTTGTACGCATCCCAATCAGGGTCCAAAGGAAAATCTTTTACTGGGCACAATTCTTCATAATGCGACAAAAGAATTGGCTTCATTTCTTCTAAAAAAGAAAAAAAGTTTGTGTCTTCGTAAACAAGCGTTGTCATGCTGGCAGAAGCTTCTCTGCCTTGGTGTTACGAGCTACTTGGCCTTTACCAACCGTTTTGCGTCGTGCTCTTTGCACACGATCCATCATCGCGTATAGCTTACGTGCACCGGCTTCGGTTGAACCATTTCCGATTTCGGACACAATACGTGCGGGTACCACAAACTCACCATCAGCAAGACGAGCAGGTTGCCTGTTACCAATAGAAGCAGGGATAGAATCCGAAACTCCATCACCGGGTCCTTTCAAAAGACGACCACCATCAGAATAGCCACCCAACGAAGACAAACCACCCACATTACCACCTGCTGCGTACCCACCATAGCCACCCATCCCGCCTAACTGCTGGTTCATGTAGTCATAAAACCCACCAAGACCAAGCTGCTGTTCAGGCGTTTGGTACGCCGGGATATTTATGTTGGGTATAAGCGGCTGCGACGGAGATGTTGGCTGCGTTACTGACTGCATTACTGGCTGCGCAATACCACCGGTCACTGCGCCGTTTGCGGGCATAGATGTATCGACGGGGGCTCGATTTGAACTATTCCCTTCGTTCCAATTTGTTATGCTTCTTCCCTCACTATATGGAGTGCTGTTTCGTCCAGTAGCTACAGGCTGCGGTCTACCCGTCTGTGTAAACTGCATAGTCGTTGGGTCGTAAGAATACGTATACCCACCTTCCGTCTTGGCTTCTCCACCTCTAGCGAACCGTGCTTCGCCACTGTAAGTACCTACACCTGCATCGGCTGATGGGGCAATTACGTTCGTAGCTTCGGGGCGTTGCATCGCAGGGTTAGAATACATTGGCGTATTGATGTTTGCCATAGGGTACCCAGTATTAGCACCGATAGCGTTTTGGGCTGACATACGCTCAACAGAACCGCCAACAGCGTACCCCATCAAACCACCTTTGGCTGCATACTCAGGACCCGGCGCTGCATAAGGGGTAAGTGCCGTAAACGTTGGCTGGAAATATGTGCGCTCTGCGCTGCCAGTGTAGGGTTCTTGTTCAATACCGGTTGGGCTGTACGCAAATTCGTACGGACGGACTAACGACTTATCTTTTTTAACTTTGGCCGGTTCGGGCTTCAATGCATCCGCCAAAGCTATACCCGAGGCAACTACAGAATATTGCGGCATGGCGTTGTACAGCCCTTTAAGCCCCTCAAAGTCTTTGGTAGAGGCTTCAAACCCGCGCCCCAATTGTGCCATGCGGTCTCTGAATGGGCCAGTAATTGACTGGGGTTGGGCTAATGCTGGATCACCGGGCAGCACATCAATTCGTCCAGCGGGTCTTCCTATTGCATTTGACGTTGACGCTGGGGAAGCGTGTTTCGCCCCTTCTGTAAAATCCACGCCCTTATACTGCGCCAACCGATCTGGCTGGGCGTATATTGAAGTAGGTTTGGGGGTTAACTGCACCGCATTTTTATATTGCGTAAACCCAGTGTTGTCCGGGGCAAGAAGTCCTTGGTTGTAGGCATTGGTGCTAACCGGCGGCACGTTTGTTGTTACAAACGCATTTGGGTCCGCCATATTGACAGGGGCGTTCGCTACAATTTGGGAGTTTCTAGCGGCTATATCAGTGGCATTAAACATCTTTCCGGGAGGGTTCATGCCCGTTGCAAAATTTACTTGTGGGTTTAGTAACGATTGATTAAGCTGAGATGAGGTCATGCCCGGAGCTGGAGGAGTATACGCCTGAAGCCCCATGTTGGGTGTTGCTGAGTTGGTTACCAAATTTGGCTGACCAAAAACTTGTGCTTGGGGTGCTATGTTGTTGTACCCAGCACCAATCTGCGAATTAGCCGTAGCGTTTTTACTAGCCAAGGCCACATCATCAACTGCTCCAGCCGCACCTTGCGCACCTTGTGACATCAACCCAGCACCCAGACCAGCGCCGCCATATGCGCCAATACCGGCCATGATGCCCTTCTTCAAGTCGCCAGTAAGTACAGTGCCCAATGCAGCAGACGCTACCCCCGCCTGCATAGCCGTCAACCCAATCCCGGCAGGACCCAACGCAAAACCTGCAATCATTGGCAAGATGGACGACAGAAAGCCTGCTTCAGGCAGGCCAGTCTCTGGATTAACTGAGAGGGAGCCGCCATGTGCCATAGCTATGGATTGCAGCCCGTTGACCTCACCGGGGGTCATATGCACGAGGACTTTGTCCTCCCCGCGCCCGGCGCTCTGCAAATGGTTGGCTAGTGTATGGAGGCTCATCGTTACCTCATCCTGAAAAATTTGTCAAAGTTTATCATTTATGGCTACATCAAGGCCAAATTTTATATTTTCATCTTAAGAACATTACTTGCCGAAGTGTCCACATACACGTCACCAACCCGCAGGTTTGATAAGTCAGCTTGTGTTGGAAAACTATAGACAGTACCGCCGGAGCCATCTGGGCGGCTAAAGTTCAACGCTGCAATCACGTTGGCGGTACCCACCCCTTCCGCCGACCCAGCAATTGCACCGGGGTTGTTAAGCTGGTTGAAGTACTGCCGCAGAATGTTGTTGAGTGTATCTTGATACGTCCGGTCGTACTCTACGGGGGCAAACGGAAGTGACGGTGCTCTTATAGGCATTAGTTTCTCCCATCAGGACGAACATCAATACGGGGTACACCCAACTGCCATTGTGTGCCTACACTATTTGACTCAACCTTGAACGCCATCTGGCGACCCCGCACCCGGCTATAAATAATCTCCGTAAACTGCTGCACGTTGTAGGTTGTCTGCCCCGCGTAGTTTTGCGCTGACTGCACTGTTGGGGATAGCGCAGTGCCATATCCAGAACCGGGATTCTGTTTTGGGCGAACCGTAAACTGAACGTAAGGATTTACCGACGTTTCCCCGTTAGTGTCTGACCCGTCAAAAGTAATGTCCGGGATAATCCGCCACACAAACCCGTAGTTGTGTCCATCCTCAATATCAAAGTCCGAAGACTGGATATATGCGTTAATCGGGCTAGGCGGGTTGGTTGAACCGTCATCCACTGCTGCTTCATGGTACACAATAATGTTGCCAGATGTTGCCGCCATAGGATACTGGCGCAGTGGGGAATCTAACCAAGCCGTACGATCTAACGTGCCGTAATACCAAACACGATCCAAATAATTAAAAATAACGTACCGGTCAATGACATCACTATTTTTGGAACAGTAGTTCCACCACACCTCAGAGTAGCCCTCGTTGGTACCAGCGTTAAACTGCGCTTCCTGATCTTTATTAATGTCGTTGAAGATGAATTGACGCACCGAGCAAGGTAGTGTCTCAACCCGACCCGAGTAAACGTAGAACTTATCCACACCCATCCAATACACAACCCCCGCCGCAGTTGCCATAGCGTTAGGTGAAACGATAGAAATGTTGTCAGACAAAAGTGTGAAACCGTACACAAACGGTGGGCCAAGATATTGCATGGAGTAAATCGCTGCGTCAGTCCAAACTAGAATTTCCTGACGAGTCTGCAATGCCCCGACAATTTCTGAGCCGTTAGATAAACGCGTATCCCCGGCTTGATTAGTTGCAGCAGGGGTCCAGTTCGTATAGCTCTCTTGCGCTGTCCATCGAATAAGCAGTGGGTCAAAATCCGCCGTACCATAAGCCCCGTAATCGCTGCACCCAAAAGCAATCGTAATACGTGATGTGTCAGACACCATGATTTGGTTAATCTGAGAAGGCACGTCTGTACCGGTAATCGCCGTACCACGCGTACCAAATGCAGGGGTCGCCCCAGCGCCGGGGTCCCACGAATAAAGCGCGAAGCCACGGGGGTTGAATAACAAAATTTGACCAAAATTAGCTTGGCTCCATAAACGCAACTGCAAGCCAATAACAGGGTCTAGGGTATACGCTGTGCCCCATCCTCGGGCGCTACTTGCCGTACCTAACGTACTGCTTGGGTAATAAACTACAACAGTACCGCCTTCAGAAGCATCGGTTGCAGTAGCTGCAACAGGCGAAATAATTGTGTATGTGTTTGTGCCCGTGTTTGTTATTTGGAACGCTCTTATCAGCGGCGTATCCAACGGGGAAGTCGTATTAGGGATACCGCCAACACTTGTATCACTGATTGACGCAAAATAAACATACTGCCCCGTGGTCAAACCGTGCGAGGCTTGAGTCACAGTAATAGTGGTAGACGTATTTGTTGTAGCGAACGGATTAGTAAGCGTTGCCGTTAAGTACGGCGACCAAGGGCCAGCACCCCAACCGGTACCTGTGGTGAAAATATTTGCACCTGTGCTTATCTGATAAGCAATCGTTAGCCCAGTCATCGTGGAGCTAGACGCAGTAGTATTAGCCGTGACGGATAGTGTTACTTGGTATTGTGTGCCAGAAATAACATTAACAATCTGAAACTCGTTATTAAGTACCGCCGCTGTAACATTACCGCCAAGTGTTGTGGCTCCTGCGAGTGTTACAAAATCATTTACCTGCAAAGACTCAGCATTAGTATCTGTAATCGTTAGCAAGTTTGACCCGCTAGTTACCGCAAGCGTAATTTGGTTTGAGGGGTTAGTATTGGTTTCACGGATAGGTGTGATGTCGTAATATTCCCCGCCGTTTTCCACATAGAACTTCAGGCTTGTACCAATACCCAAAAGATTAAAGTTCTTGAGTGTCACCCAATTCCATAGCGACCTACATACCCCAAGGAAGGTGGTGTAAGACAGCGCAGCCCAGCCACCGATCTTTTCAGGATACCCAGAACGAAACCGTACCTTGTCGCAGTCAAACCAGCCGCCCTCGTTGGCAAGTGACGTACCTTCGCGGTTTACACCGGGCCTGAATTGTAGTTTTTGCAGGGGCATGTCGTATCCGTTTATTAATACCCAAATGCCAGCCAAGTTATACCGGGAATAACTGCTTGACTTAAACTTTCTGTTTCAAACCCTGTACTAGATTTTGCAAATAAAGCGACAGGCCCGTTATCCCCAGAAGCATCTCCGTTACCATAAATAGTTATTTGTACTGTGGCACAAGCTGATGGGAATGCAATCGGGAATGTGTAATTCCTGTTTTCTCCTTCAGTCATATCAACAGTATCAACCCCCCACTGAATAATTAGTCCACTAGGTAATTTTTGGTACCCGTTAGTTGCGAACGATTTGGCAAACGACGCCAGAGTGCTTAATACAACCGCGCCGGTATCGGCAGTATCGGTTGTTGCTCCTTTGACGCTTAAAACCCCCGCGTTTGTAACAGTGGGGTTTCCAGATACTCCATTTCCGTTTGTTACGGTAATTCCAGTACCAGCGGTTATTGTTCTAGGTGTAACTGTTTTATCCGCAGTTCGGGAAAGTATGCCGTCAGCATTTGGATCGTTAATATAATCAGAGCTGGTTAAAGCGGCGGCTACAAACGCGGTTGTTGCAATCTGGGTATTGTTAGACGTAGAAGGTGGTGTTGCAGTAAGGCTGACTCTGGATATTGTTTGCGTACCAGACTGACTACCCGTTGTATTGACCGCGCTTCCACTAGCCGAAGTTGTAGATACCGTAAACGTAGTAGATGTCCAACTGCTAGTACGGACATAATAAGTTGTACCCGCAGTCAAGCCTGTAGGCAACGCGCCAGTTGTACTAAAAACAATAGTAGCGCCGGGTTTTGGTGATACGCCGGAACTAACAGTGACGACCCCGGGGGTCGCAATACTAATAGTAACCGTCTGAGGAGTCGTATTCCCTAAAAACGCAGAATCCGTAATTGTCGCGCTACCCCTAACTGCAATGTCACCGCCAGTAGAAACACCCGTATCGCCGAATGTAATATCACCGACAAAATGATTAATCTGCTCCGTGATGTCTGTGCCGTCACTTTGCAACAATACGGTTTTGCCCGGCGCTACTACTACCCCATCACCCCCCGGCACAGTAGAGCCTATCGTATCGGAACAGTAAACGGTGGCGTTGTATGTTGTATCTGTATTTTTAAAAACGTAGAGCTTGGTTACTGGGGGAACATATATTTCAAAATCCCCAACGTAAGAAGTACTTATAGCAAGCGCGGCGCAACGCGCCTGATCCGCACCCCCATTAACCGCAGTTAAAGCATACTTCTGAGTCGCGGTGTTATAAGCCACCAACCCCGAAATGGCGTCTTCAATAATTGTGCCAAGATTTGAGTTAGTCGTAGTGCCCCACGTACCGGACTGCTCACCGTTTGCGATGATTTCGATCCGAAGATTGGTTGAGTATGAACTTGGCATCGCTATTCCTTATTAAGCCAGCATGGTTTCTGCGTGGGTCTTGGCTTCTGCCACCCGGCGCAGCCAGCCTTTACCGAACGTGCCAAACGTAGGCAGACTGCGGTAAAACGCTTCCTTTTCTGCACTGAATTTTGCCACTAATTCTGCCTGATTGGCATCTTTTAATGCTTGCATGGTCTTGGGGCCGATAGCGCCATCCGGGGTAGTGCCGATAGCTTTCTGCATGGTCTTGATTGCACGGCCGGGGCCAGCGTTGACTGCAAAGTCAAACATCAAATAGTCCAGACCATCAGGCATCTCGTCAGCCTTGACCGCGTCCCAGTACTTCTTCCTGTACATCGGGCCTACCACTTCGGGTGTCAGAGCGCGCATTGCCTTTTCGTCAACAGCATGGCCTACCCACTCTTCCCAGACTTTCTTGGTCACGCCCAGATTGGTCATGCCGCCGGGGTCTTTTGGGTGATTTACGAAGCCACCCTCGTGCTTCAGGATGGCCTTCAGAGCTTCGTCAAAGTTCTCTTTCATTTCTTTTCTTTCATATCGATGATCTTCTCAAGCGTTCTGCCGCCAAAGTAGAAGGACATCACCAGCATCCCCCACTGGCCTAGCAGTTCAACGAATGCGTCAGCAACATCAATTAGTGCCGCGTCCAAAATAGCCAGCGCCATGTAGGCAACCAAGATGTACAGAAGCGTCAACGGGCGGATGTTCTTGGACAGCCAGCTATCGCTCGACATGTCGGCCTTCAGCCGTTCGGTCAGATTATTCTGTTCGGTCTTGTACAAGTCCGTGTCGTTTGCCATTTTGGCAAGTTCACCATCCTGCGCCATCTTGGCGAGTTCCAGTTGCGCCTTGGCCTTGGCTTCTGGGTCAGGAATCAGTTTGTCGATCAGTTTGCCGCCGATACCCAGCAGCGCATCAAGTCCTAGCATGTCAGCCTCCTTGTTGAAACATCCACCACATAACCCAGCAAAACGCAGCGACGATACAGGTAACTACAATAACTGTTGCCGCTAACTCAAAGTGCGCAAGCATCTCCTGCTTGGCGCGGCGCTTCTTCATCGCTTCGGCCTTTTCGTGCAACCGCTTTTCCGTTTCCGCTAAGCGCAGAGCTTCTGCCTTTGCTTCACGGTCGGCACGGAGCTTGCCCATGCGTTGCCAGAACTCGTCCCACATCCCGGCCTCTTGGAAGTGGTAGGTAAAAATGTGTTTGATGTTGTCGTAGTACTGCTTGATCTGACGATCAATAATCATCAACTCCATGACGTACTCAGCATCAGACACGTAATCCGGCACGGGTTCGCCTTTTGCAACGGCTGCTTCTTGGGCTACCTTGGCCTCCTCAAGCTGGCTGCGCTTGGTTTCGTACTTGCCAGCCGCTGAGAAAAACTTGGTAACCCCCGACATAGAGTCGGCTAAATTTTTGCCAGACTCAACCGCGCCGTTGATTTCATCAAACGCTTCTTTAGCTAGTGCCGCTGCTTCCTTTACCCCGGTTACAACAGCTTTAACCCCGGCAACAGCTAGACCGATTGTCACAGGGTCAATCATTTATTACTCCAATTCAACGCCAGTAAGTGACTGCATTACAGCCAGCCATAAAACCCCGATGACAAGCGCAAGTATGGTTAGGATCAACATTACCAGCCCATAGCAACAACATCAGCGGCTCGATCAGGGTAGTCTGCAATGTACTGATCCTTGTCGGCTTGCAAATACTCCTTGGTTGTCCCATCCTCAAAAGTGATGATGAGCTTGTGTTCCGCATCTGGCGGTGTCCAATAGGTTAGTGTGTGTTCCATTTAAACCACCTGATATTGAAATGTGTATGAATAAACTCTACTTGCAGCGTCAGCTACAATACCTACAAAGCTTGCTCTGTCATTAGTGTTATCAGATGTAACGGAAATAGCATCGCCTTGCTGATTGTTGCATACGCCCCAGCAATTATTACTGATGTCACTTGCTATTGGCAGAGAAAACCCGAGGGTGATCGATCCTGTTGCTGTTGGATCAATAGTTACACGACCGCTTACCATCACCATGTTGCCAACTCTTGTGTAATAAGTAGTGCTTGGTGTGCTTGACGTAATGTTTGTTGTGTTAGTTAGAGTTGGCGTATACGTTCCTGATGAAACATTACCTATGTACGCATTTGCTAATGCGGCGGTTGTTGCTGTTGTTTCGCTGATACTAAATCCTGTATTAGCTTCAATGCTAACGGCATTTTCATCTATCAGAATTCTTGTTGCTACAGCACCAGTTGCGGCTGCTGTCTGCAATCGAATCGCACTTGGCGAGGTAGTTGAAGTCCATGTACCGGAAGCCTCTGCAAAAATAGCAGCCCCCAACAACATATCTGAACCACTACCGGAATAGCCTTCAAAAGTAATAATGCCTAAATTAAAGCCGCTTGTTGGAACCGTTCCAAAAGTTCCAACTGTTCCGCCGTTGAGCGACAAAAAGTTCAGGTTCGGCTCATCTGATGTAGATGACCCCCAGTTAATTATTTGTACGTTTGCTGTTGCTTCGCTGATTCCGTGTACAGTAAAAGCACCTCTGTCACCATTAGATGTTAAAGGAACAGTTGTTGGGAAAATAGTTCCTTGCGCTACATGAACACCCTGCAAACCATCTGCTGCGCCACTTGTTGAATAAACGCGTATCCTATCTCCTTGAGCATTCGCAGATGTGCCAGACGCTCCGGGCGTACCAGTTGCCCCAATTCCAACATAACCACCAAGTGCATTACCTGTACTATTGCCAGCGTAAATAGTTAAGTTTGTGCCAGCTATATTTGTTCCTGAGGCATCTGGCGCGCGCAGCGTGTTGCCTACTGGGGTCGCGCTTGCTTCACCTGAACCGACAATTACGTCACCAGAGGAGTCGATACGCATCCGCTCCGTAGGCGCGGAAACAGCCGCACTTGTACTAAACACCATTGCGTGACCATTATTTGCCCCACCAGTATTTACACCAGCAATTTCAACTGCTCTAGCTACACCGCCACCACCAGACAAATAAAGTGCCGCTCCAGAACCAGCAACGCCAGCAACGCCGCCTTGCAATAGGAGCGTATCATCCACGGCACCGCTTGTCGTGCCCCCAACAACGTCTAACTTTATATCTGGCGAACTCGTACCAATCCCCACGTTGCCGGACGTATCAATCCGTATCCTCTCACTGCCTCCGGTGTAGAAGGTCATTGGCAGGTAAGTGCCGGAGCCTATTCTGTCTGCCCTGATAGTAGACTCGGTAGAATTTGTTGCAAGAGTTGTTCTAGAAGAATTTGTTGTGCTGGAAGTACCAAATGACTGAAAACTTGAATCAGTGCTGGTTCCGTTAGGTAGGGCAATAATAGCCGTTGCCCCATCCACTGTACTTGTCTGAAACGCTACACGGTTAGCAACTGTCGCATTGCTGAAGTCGCCAGTGATACGCGCACCTGTCGTGGCAATATTGACGTTGCCATCAGAACTAAGCTGCATTACTTCTGAATTAGCCCCATTCGATACGCTAACAAAACTTAACGCAGTAGCTCCTGCACTATTCAATAAGCCAAGACGAAAGCCGTTATTACCCAAACCACTATTTACGGTGTTGCTATATGCACCGTCAACTTGAAAAAGTAACGATGCATCTTCCGTACCAGTATCACCAGAATTATCTCGGTCGCCGTTAATTACAAGTACCGCAGTATCACCGCCACCAATAATGGCCCTCCCAGTAGTAGCAGTCGGGGCAATAGCAGTTAAAAGTTCCGTCGGCGAACTTGTACCAATTCCTAGGTTAGTACCATCAAAAGTTAGTGAAGTGCCTGTAGTTAAAGCACTCGTTGATGAGGCGTAAGGAATGCCGTTAGCTGTAAGGTTAGCAGCGGGGGAGGCGAGAGTAGTACCGTCAGCATAAACAGAGCGTTCAGCAGGGTACGTACAGAATACGTCTTTAGTGCCAGCGATGAACGGCACAAGCGCACCGCTATTTGAAGACTCTAGTACTGTGTCACGGGATAGTGTAGTGCCTGAAAGCGTGTAAGTGCCGATACCTACTTCCCACTCGCCGGTTGCAGCATCGACAATTGCGTAGTACGTAGTATTGGTGTTGCCAATAACGGAGAAAGATTGAAAGCCGGTGACCGGACCGGCTAATGTGACAGTACCTGTACCCGTAGTGGTTGTGGTTTCCCGTACACGATCTTTTACGACTAAAGCCATAGCTATTCCTTATTAAGTAGTCGGGATAGTGTTCCAACCCGCCTCTTCAGAACTATCTATTTCCCGCCATACAGCCGGTGCGGTTGAGAAACTCGAAGACGACCCTAGGTTATCAAACGATCCCGAAGCAAACGCACCTTCTGCAAAAGCCCCGCCATTACTGGAAGCAGCAGTTACTACACCCGTTGGTATTGTGCCCCATTCCGAACCCCCGTTTGCGCCTATACTTTGCCACGTTACGCCCGAATTTGCAGTTATCGCAGTCCATTCTGCATCGTCGAACGTATCAATTACTTCCCACAGGAACCGAGCAAACGCTGCGTCAGAAGCCTCTACGCTCTCCAACACTTGCGCAATAAACGAAGCTGCTGCGCTTGTCTGATCCGCCCCGCTCGCTGTTTCTTCTACCGAGCACGGATATTCCGGGGTACTGGATATAGTGTCACTACCCGCCGCGCTTTCAGAGACAGATACACCAAACTCTTGCGCTACCGATATTGCGTCACTACCCGTTGCACTTTCAGAAACCGAAACTACAAAACTCTGCGAACTTGATACCGTATCTGCGCCAGTAGCAGTTTCATCTACAGAAGTTGCGTAAAGAATGCCGCCAACAACCGTATCTGCGCCCGTTGCAGTCTCGCTTACGCTCGAACTAAACTCAGCTTGAGCAGCAACTTGATCCGAAGCTGTACACGATTCAGATACCAAACCACTTAACTCAAATCCAGCCGCAGTTGTGTCCGCACCTGTCGCGGTCTCGCTTATGCTTACTGCAAAATCTGCACTAACTGATACTTCTTCACTGCCGGTTGCAGCTTCACTTACGCTTACCGCAAAATCCGCACTGACTGATACCGCTTCACTACCTGTTGCAGCTTCGCTTACACTTACTGGAAAATCTACATTTGCTAGTACTTGGTCAGACGCAGTAGCTGTTTCTGCTACAGAGGTAACATAAATAAATCCCGGTGCTGACGCAAACGGGACTGTTGCAAATGGCGAAGCTGCAAACACACTATTAAGTTCCTGTTAGGCTAAAGCTGTACGTCACCCTAAGAATGTCGCCGTTTACTACGGAACGGTCACCGGGTGAAGAAAACGCTTTGCCTGAAAACAAAGTGCCTGTAGTGCCACCTTTAGTGTTATCCGAAGTTAAAAATGCCCCACCAACTGTAGCAGTGCCAGTCATATCAAACTGTGCAGTGCTTGCCGTGTTATTAATCACAGACGGGTTTGCAGTAGTAGCCGTACCAAAAACACATTGAGGCCGGGTTGATTGGCTGTACGCAGTTACTTCTGTAAAACCTAAAGCCGCCATAGTGTCAGTGCCAGAAACCGTCGCGCCGGGGCCTTGAATTAAACCCAAATACCAAGAAGTAGTTTGTGCGCCAGCATCCAGAGAAGTGGCTACCATGTACTGCAAACCGGTGTTTACTACCAGATTGGAGCCTTTTTCTTCCCACTTCAAATTACCGTCTCTATCAAAGCATGTAAGCGTAAATACGCCAGCAGCACCAACGCCTTCACTTGCGCTAGTTTTAGCAATAAGACCCGATGCCACGGTGTCTGTAGATTGAGTTTTTTCAATAGGCATAATGACCTCTTAAGGTAAACGAATTAGTGCCGTTGTCGCCGTGTTTGCTGGCATCGTAACGGTGTTGTTGGTGGAAGTAAAAACTTTATCGGAGCCAAAATCAATCACAGCGACAGACTTGTCATTACGAGTGGTGTTGTAGATCAACGCGCCACGCGCCGTAAAGTTAGCATTAGGCCATGACACATTGTCAAAATTCACGTACACCGTTCCCGCGTTAGGGCCAGTCGTCTGTGTACTTAATACCGCACCGGTCACTTCAACCCCGCCCGCTGTGTAGCCCGTGCCGGTTACTTCGTTATCCGTTGTGTACACCGTGGTCAACTGCCCGATGTCAGAAAACGCTGTGTACAGCGCCATGTACAGCGTATCCGTGATGATGTTCTGACCTGCTTGCAGCATGTCTTGCTTGAAGCTGTTTGTCAGTCCTTGTTGAATTGCCATTACGGATTCACCTTAATCTTAGCCTGACCATCACGGTACGCATCACCACGCTCAAGACCTGTACCCAGACGATTCAACTGCGCAAGAGCTTCGTCATACTTACCCTTATAGGTCGCCATCATATCGGTCTCACCCTTTAAGAATATGTAGGCTTCCAACATAGTGCCGTACAGAAGTGCGGGTGAGTAGTTATCACCAAGCCACGTGCGCCCAGTAGGTGAAACAGTGATTGGTGTTGGGTAGTAATAGTAGTGAAGCTCTACTGTATACCCACTATTTGGTGTAGGGCCAAGAAGAAACGTCAACTCGTTTGTGATAACCGGGGTTACGTCACTTGTAGTGGCTGGACCAAACAAAGCGTAATACTGCGGCAATCCCGTGCTTGAAGGGTTAGGATACGCCGCTCGGATAAAGTTCACATCTTTATTAAGTAGGTACTCATAGTTGCCGCTACCGTCAATGACCGCCATAGAAAATACTGACAAGAAGTCGTCAGGACAGGATAAATACTTATTTCCGTTGGCGGTAAGTCCTGTGACGTTTTTACGTAAAGCCGGAATCTGCACTGTGTTATAGATGCGCTCTTCAGCTTGCGTAATAAACAAATTGATCTGTTCAGTGCCGTCAGACGTAGTTGTGCCTGTACCTGCTACGTTCGTCCACGTATTCGACGGGAAGTCGTTTTGCAGGTAGTTCTTAACAGCAATGAACAGTTCGTTGTACGTCATGACTTAACCCATAGGACCACGGCACATAAACCCTTTAGTAGCAGCACCCGCGCCGCGCATCTTAATGCCTGAAGTTTTGGTAGGTTTAATGTTGCCTTTATTGACTGTGCCTACACCAAGATTCAGGCTATCCATCTGGCCTACACCAGAGATTTCACCTTGCGCCGATAAACGCTTGCCGTCCATTGTATGTGGCTCCGCGTACACAGCGGCTTGGCCTACTTCCTTGCCTTTAACTTTCTGAGAGAACTTAGCCATTATCGACCCCTTCCGCCGCTGCGCTGGTTCATAGCACGAGCCATGTTACGACCCATTTTTTTCATGGCTTCGCCAGTCACACCGCCTTTTTTCATGCCGTGCATTTTCTTCTCATGGCCCTTGACCGCTTTTTTGGCGACCTTCTCCATGAGTGGTTTGTCTTGTTTTGCGTCTTCGTGTTTCATGGTTTACTCCTAAGTAATTGTCACACTGCCCACTGCACCGAAAGAAGTTAGAGCGTTTGGCGTTAGCCCCACATCATTCCCACTTGCCCCACCTATCGGTGCCCAACCCCACTGGAACACTCGACTACCACCTTCTGGGTATCCATTTTCGTCTACAGCCGTACCCGAAGTAGCCGATGTTTGCAGCCCAGAATATCCAGACTGCCTATAGCTCACATCTGGTCTTGGCTCCCGAACTGCTTGCGGGTCATTCACTGGATACAGCCCTAATGATAACTGCGGCTGATCGGGTTCCCAACACGTCTGGCATACTTTAATCGAAACCTGCTTGGTTTTGATTGTCAGCTTGCGTAATTCTTTCAGCTTATACCGGAATCCACAGCGGTCGCATTCCGCAATTGAGTGTTTTCCGCTTGAGTACTTACTTGGCATACATCACCGATAGAACGTGGTACGCGGCACAAACCGATCCGGCGCTTTTTCCCGGTCTTCCTGCGACGCCAAATCCCATGCCTCGGTATACTCAGCCTTCAATATATTCATTCGATCCAACGACACATCTGGCAGCTTTAAAGACAATTTTAAGGCCAGCCCAGCTATCAAAGCATTCTGGAAACGGAACGGAATCTCTTCAACGTTCACACCGGTGCCCGCATCTACAATACGACGCAACCGCCAGTACACAAAGTAATAGTACGGACTAGCCAAAGTACCCTGATCGGGTGACGGCCACACATTAATCTGCGGATACGCAGGGGTTGCGCCCACCAAGTCCGAGGTCTGTCCTGAACGGCGGTTTACCCACACCTGAATTGGACGGCCTTGTGTCAACTTGTTTGGGATTGTGGAGTAGGTCGAGACACTGATACGGCTGATATTGATATCGGTCTGATTGGCTACTTCCCCCGGCTGGGTACGGATAACGTGTTCAAGAAGATCTACCGTATCGTTGGGTAGATCATAAACGTATTGTCCTTGTACTAACGGAATCTGCCCTTGCTCAATCGTCCACAGGTTAATACCACGGTTTGCCCACTCAGTAATAAGCAGGTTGAGACTACGCCGCGCTGTACGGAAGTCATAGCCAGTACGCAACTCTTTGCCACAACGCTCAAAAGCCTCTTCGAATATCTCGTTGAGGTCTGGGTTGAACGCTGTTGTGCTTGTGGTTACGGCCATTATCTAAACCCCGCTGTCTTCTTTGCGATGCCTTTAGGCTGCGCTACGAATTGCTTTCCTGCTTTCTTCCCTGCCCGCTTTGCCTTCGTCGTGGCGGCATACTCGGCTGGGCTTAGTGCCTTGATTGCCTTTTCCGGGAGGTAACGCTCCCCGGTCTTTGACGATGGCTTTCCGCTTTTGGTTCGCCATTTCTGGTCTCCCCAGTCTTTCAGCGACTTTTGCGGGGCTTTCACTTCATCATACCTCGCGTCTTACCACGCTGGGCTATGCCGTCAGCGCGGGATGAGGCTGACTTAACTTTGCCGCCTTTTTTGTAAGTATCCCCAGCAGGGTTTGTGTTTTCCCCCGTGTTGCGCTGGCGTTTTACACTTTTAGCGCGTTTTACATCGGCTTCAAACTCTTTGCCCGCCTCTTCTAAAGCCTCTTTATCCTGCATGATTGTGTTGTATCCAACACGCGCGCCAAGCTTACCAGCAGAAATTACCGGAACGTCTGGTTGGCTACCCAACAACGCCGCAGCAGCAATACCACTAGGCACAGCCATAATTGGGGCCATTATCCTGCGACCTAGTTTAGAAGGCGCTTTTTTGTCGTCGTCATCTTTAGCCACGATATCCTCCACCTGCTGCTTTATATTTCTTAGCCACCAACTGCGCTTTACGGGCTGACCACTGACCTGCACCCGTGCCATGAGTTGCTGCGGACTTTACCTGCGACACGATCTTCTTGCGAAGTTCAGGCTTAGTGTAGTTACCAGCAGCATTGACCTTCCCACCTTCTTTGTACTGCGTAAAGTCGGTGTCATCCCGACGGGCTTTCTTCTTCCCGCCGGGCATCTTGGAAGGGTTTACGGCACCCATGCCGCGTGAGGGCATCATTTTTTAACTGCCTTCTTAACCGTGCCGCCAGCTTTTTTACCCATTGCTCTACCCAGTCCAACCGGTTTACCGCTAACTTGCGATGGGGGGCGTGGCCCCATACCACCGGGTTTAGGTATGCCACCGGGTCTAGGCATAGAACCTGTACCAATATCTCTTATAGGCATTGGTCTTGGCGCGGGACGGCCTCCACCAACCGTAGCGCCTCTAGGGCCTAAGCCGGGTGCAAAAGGGCTACCTGCCTTTGGTTTGGGGGGTCTACCATCGCCAAGGTCTCTTAGGGGTCTTGATTTGCCAGCCATAACTCCACCAGCCAATGTTTTTGCTGGCGATTTAATGGCATTTTTAGCAAACGCGCCAGCCACACCCATTGAAGGTTTTGCCGCGCCAATACCGCCAGCCAACGCTTTTTTTACTGGTGAGTTAGAAATAGCTTTTTTGACCGCCTTAGCGCCGCCACCTAGAACACCACCCAAGAAACCACCAAAACCCATCTTCTTAGTCTTAGCCATGATTAAGCCCTCGTAAGTCCACGTTTTGCAATACCGTCAGCGCGTTTGGATGCCGACGACCTAGATACCTGCCCACCCTTTTTGAACCCAGACGGCGCTGGCGCAGCAGGTTGCGCTGTTGCTTGGGGTTGCATATTGAATGTTTGATTCACACCACCCGCAGCTTGTGTATCCGCAGGAGCGGCACTTGGCTGTACATTTGTACCAAACGGATAGGTGGGTTGTTGGGTAGCACTAACCACCCCACCATCGTCAAAACGTTTCTTTTTCATATCATTTTCCCACGAGTTTTACCGCGTTGGGCTATACCATCGGCACGTTTAGATGCGGAAGATACTTTTACCTTGCCGCCTTTTTTCATGCCACCAGCATACCGCGCTGTAATCTCTGCCTGACGTTCGGCGTTAGCTTGTTCAGCCGCTGCTTCTTGGCGCATTTGCTCTTCCCGCGCAATCTCTGCGGCTTTATCAGGATTAAGCATCTTGCCCATCGCGCCTTCACCAGTAACAGCGCCGTACAGAGGGCTTACCGCCCCGAGAATATTTTCAATTAATTTAGCCATGACGGCCCCCTATTAGCAGACTTTGCCGCCCTTTTTCATGCCCTTGTTACCGGCCATGGCGATTTGCTTGCCTTTGGTTTTGCCTTTAACAGCAACGCCATCACGGCTAGGAGCCGCAGTTTTAACAGCACCCATCTTTGACGCAGCCACACCGCCGCCTTTAGACATCTTCTTCATACCGCCTCCTGATTTAGTGAACTCTTTACCCACGGATTGTGGAACTCCTGCTGCCTTAGCAAACTTAGGGTTATGAGCCACAGCTTGCATGAATTTTTCCTGCTTTTTAGATACGGTTGGCATCAATGCACCTTACCACCAAGAAAACCAAGCACCGCGCCTACAACCCCACCAGCAAAACTGCCAATGGCAATCAGCATTTTCCAACCACCTTCAGCGGAGGCCAGCTTTTTGCTGATGTCTTCCAATGATTTGCGAATGGCCGCAACATCTTCACGCATAGCATCCATGTCTTTTTGCAAATGTTGAATGTCATTTGCATGGGTTGCAAGTTCACGCGCTGTTTCAATTTCTGGGTTCAGCATTTCCAAGCCCTCAAACTTTTATTGATCCGGCTGTTCGGGTCGTTCGCGGTTTTCGACGAGGTGAGCTTCTTTTTCATCCCTTCCATTCTGGAACAGAACGATTTTTTCCTTGCGCCGCCTTCCGGCTGGGGGGCTTTCAACCCCGGCTTCCCCGGATTCGCTGCGTTGTAGGAGGCTCGCCCTTTGGCGTTTAGACCACCCTTGGGATTTTTGCCCTCTTTCCTCTGCCATGCTGGTGATTTAGCCATAATTAAGTATGTCAGGCATCGTAGCTATTAGCCACTAGTAACAAAATAAACAGCGAAGAAACAGCGTTGTTGTTAGAACTGCCAATCGCTGTCGCCTCAAGCGTAGTCTTTTCTGGAACAGCCAATGGGTATTCAAACACGTAGTTCGCTACACCATTGTTGATACTTGTGACTGCGGCAGTGCGACGAATGTTGTCGGTACCACGGGTTAAAAGCCGCCCCTGAACTTGATTGGAGCCACCTGCTTGACCAGAGGAGAATAGTCCCTGAGAGACATATGCGGTGTATCCAGCAGGAACCGTCCAACTGCCCGTGATCGTGGTGTTGTAGTCAAACTTGATGATGTCGTATGTGGTTGCAGGGACACCAGCAGTCACGGTACCTGTGCCGATGTAAATATCACCGGCTGCGGCATTTCCAGAACCCGCCGTTAACACATAAGCATAATTCACGCGAAGCAACGACGTAGCCATCGTCACAGCGGTTTGACCATTCAAAACAACAGTTTCTGAAACTTCATTGTAGTTGGCGTCCAAACCCTGCACAACAACTGAACGCGCACCGGTACCATTACTTGTATCATTTGCACTTGTGGAACTGACAGTCATCTGAAGCGCAGACGCAGGAAAAGTAATCAAGCTCGGCAAAGGCCAGACGGTAGCTTGAGCTGTGTCTACATCAGGGTTAAAGCCAAACACCGTCACATTGCGATGAAAGGCAATTTGCCCGCGCGCGACTTGCAACTCAAACGGCTCGTACAAGCCCCTCTGGGTTACGGAAGAAACTTTTCCGTAATTAGCCATAGAACACCGTTGCCGTTGCACCAGCAGGTGTAGTCACGTAAACGTCGGTGGTGCAAAGAATACCTTCGCCCGGAAAGAGCATATACACGCCCTCCGCCACAGCAGGTGTAGTGTAAGAAAACACCACAGAACCGCTTGTGCCGCCGTCCTTGATCGTAATTGAACCGGGGGTAGCACCATGACTAATCGCAATAGCGCGTACTCGAGTACGGTCTGCGAATGCCGTAGTGCTAGTCCCCGCAGCACATGCTGCCGATTTAACGTCTGTTTGCATCATGATGATGCTCCTTTACTTAGACGTTCTGCTGACCAACCAGCGGATCGGTGACGAAGTAAGTGATTACGCCAGCCACAGTGCCCGAGGCCGAAGTATTGTCAGTAACAGTCACATAAGACATTTCAGTCAGCGCCGCGCCTGTCACAACCGAGCCAATTGAAGTGGTGCCGACAGCAGATACGTCCAGCGCAGAAGCGAAGAAGTTGTTGTCAGCCGTGCCAGAGGTGTAGCCGGTTGCGCCAATATCGCAAGTACCAGCACCAGCATCAGTTACCGAAATAGAAACGATAACAGCGCCAGACGGGAGAATGAGGTTTGCTGCGCCCGAAGCAGACGAGACTTTGACGTTAGTGCCAGCAGTAGCTGGGGAAGCATCAGCGATGTAGAACTGTGCAGCCATCAGGCCGGAACCACAATATGCGGTGCGAGTTTGATCGCCGCCGCCCGAACGCCAGATACTTTGGGTAGTTGAGAGTGCCATATTTTTCCTCATGCGGTTAGGTGCGTCGATCTGCATGAAGTCAGGCGGGGGGCCTGTTCGAACGCACCGGGTATCCCCCGGAATTCTGTACTTTATATACTAAAAAAGGGGAGCCGTAAAGCTCCCCTTTTGTCTTACGCGCCTTGCGAACCGTACATACCCAATGGGTCTGACCAGCCGAAGGAATAACGCTCACGAGCCTTGTAACGGACGTTGCCGGTATCAAAGTCACCGTCCATCGACTGAGCCAGCGGGCTACGAACAAAGTGCTTCATGCCGTTTGGAACGTCAGTGGTCAGGAACCATGCGTTTGTATCGGTCAGGAAGTGGTTGATCGTATAGCCTTCTGGGATCGAGCCGTTGTTCTTCAGAGCGTTGATGTCGTTGTCATTGGTACCGACGCGGAGTTCGGTTTCCAGCAGACGAGTTGCAACGAACTGGAGAGCAGGAGGAACGACCAGCTTACGTGGCTTGGCAGCGATCAGCAGACCACGTTCGTCTTGCCATGCAGCGATTTGAATCACAGCATTTTCCAACGAAGTTTCGTTCAAGTCAGCAGCAGTCGAAGGGATATTCGAGTTGGTGCCACCGGAAACGAGTGGGTGGTTAGCCGAAAACAGAGCCTGACCGTCACCACCCGGATACGACGACGAGAAGCCGTTGTTCAGGATAGCAGCAGCCTTGACCTGCTTGGTGTACGCCATAGCACGAGCCAGACCCTTGGTATAACGAGCCGAGAGGCTGTCATACAGGTTATCTTCGATGGCCTCTTCGGTCAGCGAGAAACCCAGAGCGATGGTTTCGTGGTTGTATCGAGCAGTCCAAGCTTCCTGCGCATTGTCATAAGCAATCGCAGAGCCTTCGTTCTTGACTGGAGCAGCCGAGAAGCCAGACAGCTTGGTCTCTTCTTCGAATGAACGCTCAGAGGTCTCGGTTTCGTAGATCTCTTTGTGCTCTTCGCCATAACGGGCATACTCCAGACCGAACAGGGCGTTCAGGCCGGGGAGCAGCTCTTTCAGTAGTTGTGCGCGTGAAATAGCCATTTATATGCTCCTTAAATGCCGGTGGCGTTGTAATACGAGTGGTAGCCGAAGTTGAACTTAACGATCACTTCGAAGAAACCAGCCGAGGTTGCGGTGTCAGGCACCATATCGACTACACGCATTGGCAGGGAAGTCGTTACGCCGTTAGCGTAAATGCCGATACGGGAATCACCAGTAACAGTCGAACCGGTGTTCAACACCAGAACCACGTTGTTACCCAGAGTGGACTGAGACAGTGCCACAGGGGTCAGGCCGGTAGTGCCAGCAGTATCGCCAACCGAAACAGCCTTATAGAGCTGGTCAGGATCGTCAGCAATGTATGCCTTGGCATCAGTTACGCCAGAGGCGAAACCGGGCCAGTACTGGGAGAAAGTCAGTTGTTTAGTCACCGGATTGGTGTAAGTGCATCCGAGGAATACACCGACAACACCTGCAACTGGGGAAGTATCAGTGTCCAAGGTGCCAAGGGCCACCACACCATCAGCCGTCAGAGCAACCACGTCACCGTTAAAAATAGCAGTGTTGTAGCTGACCGAAGAGGTCGTGATGGGGAGTTGGCGAGTTGCACCTGCGAACACCTGTCCGCCAATCAGATTGATTGGCTTTAGGCCGTAAGGGGCCGTAATCGCTGGGTAAGGCGCGGTTTGTGCCATGATTAAACTCCAAAAGTTTGGTTAATTACCTTTACCAAACGATGTCGAAGATTTACGTTCATTAAAGAGCGGCATCCTCGGATCGTTCTGGCGCATCAAGTTGTTATCTACAGACTCAATCTGCCCTTCAGATTGGCGCTGGTAGTGGCTATTACGCTGTTCTACCAACTCCTGCGGAGTCTTGCAAAGTAACAACCCACCGACCTCGACATTGTCCTTAAAGCGACTATTCGGGTCGATTAGCAGTTGAAATTTTGGCTGTTCCTCAATCTTGACTGGCTCCCAACCTTCACGCAATTTAGCGGAAAGGTTACGCGGGTCAGCGTTGTTCAGGGTTGAGACACGAATCCATCTGTACGCGAAACCGGGTTGCTTGTCTGGTTCAGGCAAAAGCTCAGGGGGTGTCCACTGCTTGGGACGTTCCTGCACGGCACGAGTTTCAAGTTCACGACTAAGTTTGTTTTCAGCCATTGTTGGCCTCCATTTTCATAATTTCACGGGCGTATTGCTCGGGGGTTAGCCCAAGCTTCTTTGCAATGCTCAACTGCGATTGCTTAAGCACAATCTTTTTGGAGCCTGTGCTACGGGTCGCAGGAGCGACGACCGTGGATGATTTTTCTGTGCGCGAACCAGATTTCTCGGGTTGCGATTTATCTTGGAAGTAGTCCGGGAAGCGTTGACGCATAGTGCTATCAACCTTCTGCCAGTACTCGTCGGTGGACGGATAGCTGGAACCGTACTGTTTGACTAGCTTTTGGTGTAGCCCAAGTGCAAGACTAGTCATCTCCTCGTCCTGACCGAACCATGTGTTGCGCTCTTGCCACGCAACCGACCTTGGGTCAGGACGAGCCACTTGTGCTTCTGGAATGTCTTTTACATCATCTTCTTGACGTTGTAAAGAGGGTACGTACTCTTTTGCTTTCTGCAACTTATAGTTGGCGTTGGTAATCTTCTCCTGCGCCTCAATAAGTTTGTCTGTATCCCCTGCGTCATAGGCTTCCCGGTAGATACGTTTAGCCGCGTCCAACTCCATCTCGGCAGCGGTTTGGTAGGTCTGGAGGTAGTTTCTCTCACCTTCGGAGAGCCTATTTTTAAGTGCTCTATTCTCTTCTAATACTCTTTTGGCAAGATCTTCTGCCGCCTGACGTTCCCGCTGGGCTTGGTCTTTGTCCCGGCGCTCGTCGTGCCAGACCTTTTTCATCTGTTTTAGGCGAACTTTGACCTTTTCGGAGTAATCCTCAAGTTCATCTTGTTCAAGTTCTTGTACAATTTCCTTGGGTAAAGGCTCTCTGCCCCGGTCTTCTGGTGGGGTATCGTCTTCAATTTCAAAGTCAAAATTGTCTTTTTTGGCTTCTACTTTGCCACCTTCTTTTGCTTCCCGCTCATCGGGAAACTCAAATTCTGTCTTTTCCATTTACTTCTCCTTATGCGCGGCGAATGCCACGTGGGTCTTCAACGACTGCTTCAACAGTATCGTCATTGATCATGCGAAACTCTTTGCCATGAATCTTTAGGCGGGTGCCACTATTAGGACGAGCCAAAATGAAATCCCCCGGCTTACACCACGGGCCACTTGGAAAACGCTTCTCATCTTTGTAGCAGTCAGGGCCAAGAGCCACGACAAAAAATACCGTTGCAAGTACTTCTTCAAAGTGACGGGTTTGGTCTGCTTTAATCAGGCCGCTCTCGTATGCCTCTTCAATATCCGGCAGCGTCACGAGGATGTGATACCCCGATGGCTGTGGTAATTGTTTGGCTTTCTCTTCTGCTGTTTGTGGTACTTCACCGCTTTCTGTAGCGATTAGTATTTCACTCATCGTCGTGCCGCTCCATTTGGTCTGCAAGGTCTAAGATAAAGCCTTCTGCGATGGATAGACCCCGAATCTCCCCGCACATTGCGCGATACTCCGCGTAATCTTTTGCAGACGCCCCGCTCATTGCAGCAGCGAGTTGCGCCTGTTTATCGTTAATTTTGTCTTTAACAATCGCCAGTGTTTTGTCCACTGATTACTCCTTAGTTGGTTTTGCTTTTGCCCGCATCTGTTGTTGAAGTTGCGTGTGTGATTTTGCTACGTCAATACCCATACGAACACCTGCTTCTTCCTGACGTGCTGCAAGCTCCGCTTTGTCTTTTGCGGCTTTAGCGCCCACCTGCATACCTGCGATTTCTTTCTGGGCTGCGATGCGTTGCTTCTCAATCTCCAGTTGATCTGCTTTTGTCGCAGCGTCAATCTGAAGTTTGTTCTTCTTGATCTCCACTTCTTCTTTCTTAAGCTGCAACTCTTGCATCTGCATCTGGATAACAGGGTCTTGCGCAGCTTGTTGAGCTTGTTGCTGTTGTGCTTCGGCAGAATCTTTCTGCAAGAGTTTCTGTGCAGCCATTGCCATCATGCGTGAGATTTCCAACTCAACTTCTGCTGGAAGCTCTTCATCCATACCCGGTAATGGGATACCAAGTTGCTGCTCGATCTGCTTGCGGTACTCAAACGCCACGTGCTCGTTAATATGGGCCATAGCAGCGGCCATAATTGTGGATGCATTTGGGTTTTGTCCCACCATTGCAGCAATCTTGGGGTCTTTCATTGCTGATATGTGCACTTGAATATGGGCTTCGTGATCCTGATAAATGAACGCCTTAACAGGCTGCATATTCAGAATTGCCATGTTCTCGGACACAGGGTCTTTGGGTTTCTGTTCTTCAGCACTTGGTACAAGCTTGCCGATATTCTTAATGCCCAACACCTCAAGCATCTGCCTATTCAACTCCACCATGTCGTAAATCTGTGGGTTGGATTGCGCCATCTGCATCACTGCTTGATACTGAACCACCTTCTGCGACATGGTCGCCGCGTTAGGATCAGAGACCGGGATTACTTCTACGTTGTCGTAGTCAGACTTCTTGGCACGGCGGGAGCCTTCAGTTGGCTCGTAGCTGTACTCTTCTGGTGTGTAGTCAGCAATGATTACCTTGAGGAGCTTGAACTCCTGCTTCATTGCGTAGTGGATGCGGGCCTGAACAGCCGACATGATCTTTAACTGACGCTCAAGAATAGCCAGTGTAGTACCGACCGGCGACTGTGAAGACATATCCGACACTTTAAGATCGGCAGCAGACGCGAAGCGACGGCCCTCGTCCACAATCTGATTCATCAGCGACATCAACACCTGCGATGGCTCTTTATATGGCAGCGGCAAAATGTTGTCGCGTATGGTGCCAGACGCCACATCCACGTCACGGAACTCACCCGGAGCAATAGGCGTGTCATCTCCCTTGGTACGCATACCTTTGGACTTCAGACCCCCCGGCAAGTTTGCCAACGTACCCGCATCAACCAACTGACGAATGAGCGATGTGCCCGACTTAGCGTACGCACCAATCAGATGGATCAAACCAAAGTGATAAAAGCCAAAACCGGGGATATAGCCGTAGTGTACGAAGTGGCTACGCTTTTGTTTTGTCTCATCATCAGGCTGATAGTTGCGGCGAATAGCCAACACTTCTTGTGACGTTTTATCAATAGTGACGATGTAGGGCAGAGCAATGCCTGTCTCTTTACCGTCTTCATCTTTATCCTCATACCCCGGCAGGTCAAGATAGACCTGCATCTCGAGGAGTTTGTAGCGGTCGTCAGTAGTAGCGCGGAAGCCCATCTTCTCCGCAATCTTCTTCTCTACTTCATCTAATGTATTGCTTGGCTCTGGCAGATCAATGTCGCGATAAAAGCCTGCGACCATCAATCTCTTGACCTCGTTCTCAGTCTTACGCATGACATGCGTGACGCGTTCTGATGTCTCCAGATTAGACGCGCCATACGGCACGACCACATCTTCCGCAGGCACAAACACAGACACCTGACGGTTCAACGATGGATCGAAGTACACCTTCTTGAAGGCGTTACCAGACAGACCCAAGCCCCACAACATGCGCTCGTGCTCACCGCGATACTCCACCATCACGTCGGTGAGTTGATAGTTCATGTCGTCCCGGACGCGTTCCGCTGATGCTTTTTTCTCAGGCGTCTCTTTGCCGATGATCTGCGTTTTAACTGGGCCAGCAGCGGGGAAAGTCTCCATAATCGTTTCAGACTGGAACTTAACGAGCGCCTCAGATAGCAACGGATGGTATACCCCACAGGCTCCCTCCCAAGGTTCAGACCGCTCCTCGATCTTCATCCCCAGTAGCTCAAGACCGTCTACATAAGTCTGCATCCAGTCTTTGCGTGAGGACACGTCTTCCTCATACTCGCCAATCAAATCACCCGCAATCTCTGCCAACACGTCTTCCGAGATGTCTTCCGCAAGGTTAGCGTTGAACTCTTCGTCTTCTATCTCTTTGTTGGGCTCGAAGGATATCTCTATCCCACCTGCGGTAATACCTACACTCTCCGGGTCCTCGATCTCAATCTCGATCTCTGGCCCCATGTCTTGCTCCATCGGATCATCCTGCATACCCAGCGGGGCTTGGTTTAGCGCTTTATCAATTGCCATGTTCAAATTCCTTAAATGTTGTAACAGACGGGGCTGTCACTTGCGTCATATGGCTCACGTTTAAATCTTCACGTGTTATGCCAAAAGGATTGGTTCTAATCCATCTATCAATATCTTCTTTAGTTATGACATGTGGGGTTTTGTCCGCCGCTTGTACCTGCTTGAGCAAACGACGGTTGGCTTTCTTGACCCGCCACCAAAATTTAATAGTTTCAAAGAAAGCCATCAGTAATAAACCCTCTTGCGTTTAAATTCTCTAATCTCTTCCGGCTCATCCAAGTCAGTGCGGATGTAGCCACCTTTTCTAAATCGCATCAATGCCATAGACACGGAGTCCACATAGTCATCGTGTTCTCCGCCGGGGAAAGAAGCAACTTCATCGACCACTTCTTCTGCCCACCGCGTCTCTGGTACCCACACCCGCTTGCTTGCGAACAGATCAGACACCGCGTTGAGACGACTGATCTTGTCGTTACCCTTGCTCGGCGTGAACTCCTGTACAGGAATGCCCATCGCCCGCATCTCGTATATGAGAGGCGCTCCACTTGCCTTCTTCTCAATGATTATTGAGTCAGGCTCCCACTCCTTATATTCTTCCACGGCTCTGCGTTTTAGTGTCGGAAACTCCATCCTGTCCCGAAACGCATTGAGCAATATGATATTTGCTTGGGTTACCCCGTTGTCATCCGGCTGATAAAACACACCCCAAGTAGTACACGCACTATAGTCGGCCCGATTATGCTTCTCGAACGCCGTATCCCAGCTTTGCAGCACAAACTCACACTGTGGAGGGTGCTCGTCTTCCCAAATCTGCCACCATTCCCGTTTAACAATCGCCGAAGCGTCGGAGGTGGGGTTCTGCATGTACTGCGCCATCCATTTCTGGTTGGGCAGTTCGTTTTTGAGGACAGTAAGTTCTTTAAGTGACCAAAACTCAGGCCATAGCGGGCTACCCGAGGGCAAAATCGCTGGAAACTCGATCACTTCCCACTCATCACCGTCACGCTGCGCTGCGGCCTTCAAAACTTGGGCGGTCAAGTCCTTCTTAGACCAGCGCGTCATCACAATAATGATAGACCCACCCGGCTGGAGTCGCTGCCGTGGTCCTGATGTGTACCACTCGTAGGTTTTGTCGTAGATTTCCGGGTTCACTTCGGCCAATGCGGCCTCTTGTTCGCTGTGCGGGTCATCAATAATGAGAATATCCGCACCTTTACCGGTCACAGCACCCCCAACACCGATAGCGAAGTAGTCACCACCCTTGGATGTGTTCCATCGACCCGCCGCTTTGGAGTCTGATTGCAGTGCAACATCAGAAAAAATGCCTTTATAGGTGTCTGAGTCCACCAAATTTCGGACTTTTCGACCAAAACCCACCGCAAGTTCTGCTGTATGCGACGTTTGAATTACTTTTTTGTGAGGAAAATTGCCCAAAAACCATGCTGGCAGCAGGTATGAGGCGAATTCTGATTTCGTGTGCCGTGGTGGCATGTTGATGATGAGTCGTTTGCACTCCCCCCGAGCCACTCTCTCAAACGCCCTAGCCATCTTGACATGATGTGCTCCATTAATAAATGACGGCCAGACGGTATGCACAAACTGCATGAAGTCATGCCGAGCCAAATCTGTCTTCTTGCGTTCCTGAAGTTCCTCCAGTAGCTCCGCCACCCGTAGCTGCACTTCTGCGGGCAGGGTTTGTATAAGCGCCGGGTTACTTTTCAGGGCTTCAAGGACAGGAGCGTTCATTTGCCGTCGTCGTCCTCGTGGTCACCTTCTGGGTCTGCTTCTTCTAATTCGGATATCTCACCCTGATCATCCAAGGCAGCAAGCTCCGCATCCAAGTCCACCAGCGGGGTGGTGCCGTTCTCAATCACATCTGCATCCCCCATATATTTAGAAAGCAGCGTGGTGAGTTCTGTTTCCAAATCTTCCGTGGGTTTTTGCTTGACCGTGATCTCCATCTGCTCACTGAACAGATTGACACCCTTGCGCTTACCTAATAACTCCAGCGCCTTTAATCTGACCTTGGGGTCTTCGTCTTCTGTCTCTTCCAGCAAACGGTTTGTCACGTAGTTGGCGATGCGCCTATTGGCACCCAGAAACTCATGGTCGTAGTGGGACAGCATGGCTTCTAGTTTGAGAATAGCACCGGGTGGAGTCCTGCCGATTCTAAGCGGTGCTTGGTGGGCAAAGATCTGATGTGCTGTCGCGCTGTCCTCGTCGGTAAGTTCTACCTCACCCCCTGCACCCATCAACTCCTTTATGGTTGCACATGCGGCAGCGGCTCGTTCACGGAACTGTTCCACCTCTTCAGGTGTTACGTCAAGTGGCAGGGGTATCCCTACTTCCGGTGTGATGACGAGTGGCATAGTTTCCCTACATGTGTACAACCCCCCGTCCATATGGGAACCCATTTAAAAAGTCAAGGGGGGTGTTTCTATAGCGCGGAGTATAGCTTGCCTTGTGGATTTTGCAAGGGGGT